GGATTGGGATCCAATCGGGACTTCAACGAAGACTGCATGAGCGCCCTCAGCAAAAGCAACGGCTCTTTGGTAGAGCTGGAATGCAGACTCAAGGTCGAGACTGTTTTGACGTACCTGTTTACCTTTGGAGAGTTCGGGGCACGTCACTGCCAAGTTGTCGATCAGAAGTTTTTTAGTTTCCAGGTTGTAAGAGCCAGCTGCTAGACCCCAATTACGCAGTGAAGGGTCAAACCCAATGAGGCGTAGGTTACGCCCCATTAGCCGTGGTGGGTTCTTCACAGAGAAACGGCAAGGTGCCCAACTCTATGAGTGCCAGACCAAGACCAGCTTTGAAACCAGCGAGCATATCGCCAGTCATGACAATCGATTCGGGGGAATCACCCACCGACATTTCCGTACCTTCGGGGAGATCGATCATGTGTTCTAGCACAGCAACCTTCTGGGAATGCCAGCCGGTAAGTAGCTTTACAAGTTGATCCAGATCAGCAATCTCGACGGTTTCAGGTGCTTGCGCCTCAACGGCGCCAGTCATGGTGCTTCCTGGTGGAGTTGTTCCTTGAGCAGGAACCCAAGGAGCGGCCAGACCTTTTGCACAGCGTTCTGCCGTGCAATGTTGCGGCCAATCTCAGCGTCGAAGTTCTCAGGGGATGCGCAGGCTGACTCACCAGTGACGATGAAGCCGTTGCGAAGGACCAAGACGCAGAAGGTCAGGAGGTCGAGCGACTTCTCCCAGCAGTAGCTGGGGTGACTATCAGCTTCCTTGCTGACACCCTGGCCCGCTGTGAAGTAATACTCGCTGGCGATATTCGCCTCGATGTCCGCAGGCGTCACGCGCGGGGCTGTGAGCCTCTTGGCGATGATCTGGCGTTCAATGCCAGGATCGGTATGGTCAGGTGATGCAATGTGGTTCATGGTTCCTTTCAGGTTGGTTAATCAAATGCTTCGTATACACGGGCTGGTGGATCCAGGGGATACCAGGCAGCCAGTGCAGCCTCCGCTTCTTCTTGACACGGGTATGGAGCAGTGACAGCAATCCATCCGATTTCTCGGATGTACTGCTGCACCACCCAGCCCAGGTTGGTACTCACCAGTTCAGGCAAACAAACTGGTTGTGGGTTTCTTGACCCCACCACCCATTGCCATGGCCTTGGGGGCACCTGCAGTCCCACTGGCGCCCTTGGCTTTATTGCGTACCTGTCCGGTCCACTTGGTTTCCCAGATGTCATAGAACACAGGATCATTGGCCGCAGCACGAACTTCAGCTGTGGTCATACGATCAGAGGCACGAAAGAACTTGTCGATCTCGTTCTCTTCACGGGTTTCACCTGAAGCAACATAGAGGCCAGCGTCATTCTTGACGTTCTTATCCACGGTCTGCTTGATCAAGCCGATAATGATTTCTTTGCCTACCAGGTCCATGATCATCTCGACCTTGGTCGGGATTTCAGCCTTAGCTTCGAAGCTGTATACGTTGACCACTTTGGTTTCGGTATCCAGTTCTGAGATATCTTTACCCACCGCAAGCAATGCCAGAGCATTAGCAGCGATGAAGCCAGGCAGGTAATTCTTGACGCCATCCTTTTCGTAAAAGTTCTTGGCGCCTTTGGCGGTGCCTGATGTCATCCAGAGCGTCTGGTTGATATCACGTCCTTGGCTGGTTTTGGCTTTGAGCACCAGACCGGTAGCGCCTCCTTGAGATTTCGTGACATAAGCCAGAGTCACAGTGGCTGGGTAGAGGCCTGATTCCAGGACACCACCGCCACCGATGGAGTCTTTTTCATTGGCAATCGAGTCATCAGTTGCGAGATTTGCAAGTAGGGACATTTGTTATTTCCTTATTTTCAGTTTTGAGGTATTACGCTTATGCGTAATATTCTTTGAGCCGGTCGATGACCAGCTGGCTGTTGTTGTCGATAAAGGTTTCCTTCGTCTCGAACAACCCTAGGGGACCACGCAGACGCTCGTTCACCGTCTCTTTTGTGATCTTCGTTTGAAACACGTATTTAAATCCGAGTGCTTCTTCTTCTGGGGTGATGGTCAACAGCTTGGAGCTGTAGTCCTTCAATGCCTTTAGTGCCACTTTCTTGGAAGTAATGATGGCGCTAAAGTAGCTTTCGATGCCGTTGTTCTTCAAGGAGCCTTTAACCGGCACCTTGGTTTCCATCAACATCTCGCTTTCGTTGAGCGTGTCCATGGTGTGAGCAGTGAAGATCACATTTTTGGTGGACTTGGCCACGTTCTGTTGCATCAGATTCTTGAAGAACTGGGCAAAATCACTCCAGGCCTTCATCCCGTTGGTAGAGGGCAGCACATAGATGCTTTCATACATATCAAGCAGATAAGTCAGGCTGTCCACCACAATGGTATGGACATCAGGCATCGTCTCTGCAGCGTCAAATGCCTCGATCACCTGCAAAGGATCGGTAATGACAAACTGCTTAAACTTCGCTTTAAAGGGCAGTTTTTTACCCGCCTCGCAATTGAGGTACATCACGCCTTCGGGTTTCTCCAGTCCCATGAGGGAGGCGGATTTTCCGGTGGCTGATTTACCACAGAGCAAGACCAGGTGGTCGTTGTATTGGCTCATTAATTTCCTTTATTGGATTGTTCGCAGAAGTGCCCGAGAGGGCACTTGCTTCTGTTACCAGATCAGTAGGTCTTGCCTCCTGTAGCTGCACGGTTCTCTGGTTTGTGATCAAGACGAATGGCGTTGAAGGCCATCTTCTCCGCAATCGCACTTCCCAGGTCTAGGCTATAAGCACCGGCCAAATCAAATATCCGAATTACCGCATCGGCCAGCTCGACTTCAACGCCGCTTCGGTGGGGCAGCTTATCGTCCATCAGGCCTTTGCGGTCAGCCTCCATGGCCTCACTGATTTCGCTGTGAATCAGGCACAACTTGTTGCTGAATGCCAGCGGGTTGTCCTTGAAGCTGGTGCCATCCCTATTGGTCCACCAGCCAGCACTCACACTTGCGCTGTGACAGATATCTGTCAGCTGTTGCCCAGCCTTAGCCAGTTGGATTTGGTCAAAGTTGTTCATCTCTATTCCCTTCTAGTTATCGTTTTGAAATTGCCTTCATCACGGTGACCATCACAGTCCCCATAATTTCGGTTTCTTCCAGTTTGTCTACGATCTTCTCGTTGAGCTGCATTACCCGGCTACGGATGCCCTCAAAGTCAAAGCCACCATCCAACAGGATCATGGCGTAACGCAAAAGCATGTTGTTGCGGTTGCCGTCCCCAATGTTGTTGATCACCCATCGCTCCAAGTTGTCCATGGATTGCTGGGAACTCATCAACGCTTTGCGCTCCTCGTTCTTGCTAGTCTTCGGGATGAAGGGCAAGGCGTCCAGTACTTCACCTTCGTTGTACTCGTAATGGCCATCATTCGATAGCCATTTGCGGGCACGCTGGTTGGTCGCCGTGTCTACCTCGAAAGGCAGCCACTCGTAGATGTGCGTCATGAACTCTTTGTAGTCCTTGGCGTCCATCTCCAGCTCGTAGTTGATCGGCAGGATGATCCGAAAACGGTTCTCTTCTTCGGTGTGCCGCTTGGTCGTGTACAGCAAGAACTTGTAGTTCTTCAGTAACAGTTTGGCTGTGCTAATGTTGCAGCCACCATCTACGTCGATCACTACTAGGTTAAAGCCTGGAATGCAGTTCTCCTCATTGCGGTAACCACCATTCAAGTGATGCGCCACCCAGTGCAAACCCTGTGCCTGGGTTAGCTTGTGCAGCATGTCAAACGGGGCGTGCTCATTGCGGTAGTCGGTCGTCATGTCCGTGCTGTAGCTGATCACCATTTTGGACAAGTCGGTTTCCTTAAGGGTTTCACCCCGCAGGAATTCAATCCCATCGGAAAATGACTTCTTGATAATGACGTTGTTCTTGTAGCCCCAACTCATGGCCAGAGTTAGCATGTCTTGTTTTTGACCCGAATTGCCACGATAAAATGGCAAGTCTTCTGTCAAGTCAGCATGTGTCACCTCACGCTTTACTGTGGCAATGTACTTGGCCAACTTGACATAATGCTTGTCACGGGTTAACAACCGACTGAAGGCATCACCGGATTCTTCCGCCAATTTAATGGCGTAGTACAGATGTTTAGCCGTAAGTTCCGGAGAGTCATCCATGAAGGCATAAGCCCCTGCTAACTTCAATGCCTTGAAGTAGCGGTGCTCATGTTCGGCCTTTTTCATTTCCTCGTGTTCTGGGTAGAAACTGGCTTCACGTTGGCACTTCAACCGGTACTCAATCAGCAGCAGACTAGTGTCTTTGCTTACCACCAGTGATCGATTGATATTAATTACATCAGCCAAGTTTTCCAACTTATCAGCAAACTCATCCAGCCAGATGTCACTATTTGCATCGATATCACGGTTGTAAATTTCTTCCGGTGTCATATGCAGTGTGTTATTGCTAGTTCGGCTATAGCCAAAAAAACAACGTCGGGCGTAGCCTGTGTCCAACATCGAGTACAGCTCCTCTTCCGTCTTGCCGCCATTAAGCAGCTTGGAAGGGGTACCGAATAGCAGCATGTTAGTCGGGGTATTACCCACGATTTCCTCGAAGCGTCGACTTTCAGGGCCACTCTTGATCAGCTTAGGGTCGATCTGGCCCATGTCGTACAGTTCAAGATACGCTTTGAGTACCTCGTCACTCCCGATTAAATTGGAACCAATTTCATCGATCTGCAGGTTCAGAGAGCCTGCATCCACCATCAAGAGTTTGTGCCGTAATTGCTTGATGGCTGGCGTTGTTGCCTCAGAAAAGGTGAATAACAATGGCCCGATATCCTCAAATTCTTTCTGAACTCGGATCAATTCCTCATCAGGATCAGTACTTTTACGATTGGCCCTTTTAATCGCAAGTTTTGGAAGATTTTGCTCTGCCAGCAACTGCATAGTCTCATTCATAAAGCGGTTACGAAACTGGTGGATTACCCGATTTTTAATGATGTTGCAAGATTTCC